TCCCCAGACGGCAATAAACAGCTGGATGCTCGTCTGTAGCTTTCCATGAGGGACCTGTACTCTCCATTCCAGGTATTCTAATCTGATCATTCAACTCTTTCAGCCACTTCTGAAAAACAGCAACAATATCTGAATTGCCTGCGTCCTGTTTAAAAAAAGCTCCCGGCTGAAAACAAACCAAATATCCATTAGAATCCTCTCCAATTTCCGGCTTAATTGTTTTGGACCGCAACCATTTCATTCCTATTGTCATATTGTCAAAAGAGAAAAAACAGTGATGAAATAAAGAAATTAATTCTCTCTCGAAATTTTCCCAGACGACTGTTTGATCCGGCTTACAGAACATCCTTATGGCCAGCCTTCCTGTAATGTCACCTTTCGGATCTGACTGAATAAGCAAATCATAAACAATTCTTGGGTAGATATCCCCCTCCCATAATTCGTCTGAATCTTTGGGTGCATTTCTTAAGAAAACTGCGGGTTTTCCATTATATTTTGCGAGATTCTCTATCATCCATGCGTTTTCAGTTAACCTCTGGTAAACAAGTTCATTCATAGATTCACCTCCTTTTTTATATTTACACCTGCCAAACTTACGTTCCCTTCTTGGTGTATTATTATCATAGCACTAATGCTGCGGACATTGTGGGCAAACTATTTATCTCCTATTTTTATACAGGGCTTTACACGTTTTTCTTCCCGCATAAGTTCCTTTTCTCCAATTTAGCTGCTCCCAATATTTTTCAAGCATTTCCTGAGTTTTAGGACCCCAAATTCCGTCCTCTGAAAGTTTCATAAGACTTCCCTTATAACACTTATTTAAGTTAGCCTGAAGCCAGCGTATTGCCTTTTTAGATGAA